CGCGCCTGCATCTTCACGCCGATGTCGAGCACCGCACGGCCCAAGTCCATCGCGCCGCGTGCGTTGTTCGCGTTATCGCGCAGGGCGATCTCGGCCCCACGCGAGCCAGCCGTGAGCAGGCCGGGAGACGCGACGGAGCGCAGGCCCACACCGGGCAATTCGGTCGAAGCAACTTGGGGGGCGTCGTAGGTCGGTACGGTCGGCATGGCTATAGATTCAAAGCAAGATAGCCGATGGGGTCATCCGTCCCGTTGGCCGCGTTGATGATGGCCGGATCGACGCCAGACGGCGGGGCGAAGGCTTCCGAATACTTGTACCAGCCCGAGGCGACTTGGCCCGCGCCCGTAAGCAGGGAACCCATGTAGGCACCGCTTGGACTGATCGCGGACGCGCCGCGCCGGGTGTTGGCCGCCGTCGTGTCGAGCATGTCGGCATTGTCGAGTTCGTTCTGCCCTTGCGTGCGGTAGGCCCAGGCGCGTTTCTCGGCGTTCAAGCGCACCGTATCCACGTCGCGGTCGCCCATGTACTTCGTGTCGGCCAGGATATTGAAAGCGCTACCCTGCGAGACATCGACCCCGTTGGCGGCAAGCCGGGCGCGTTGCGAGCCGGAGAGCGCAGCGGTTTTCAGCCGCAGCGATTGCTCCTGGTCGGCACCGGCAGCGATGGCGCTACGGGCCTGCCACTCGGCAACCATCGCGTTGTTGCGGCTTACCTTGGCCTGATAGGCGTAGGCGTCCGCTTGCGAGTTCAACTGCGCTTGCTGAATTTTCGCGTTGGCTTTCGCAGTCGAAGCGCCGCCCACCATGCCGCCGATTTGGGTTCCCAAACCGATGATCGACATGGCCTGTGCGGCACCTCCTGCGCTGGCTGCTCCCGACATGATTTATTCCTTCATTTGTTCGGCGAGCGTAACCGCCGCCCGCCGAGACAAGGCCACGGCCTAGCCGCCTATCGTGGCGTTGATGGTCATGGAAAGGATGGTCGCGGGCAGGGGAGCGGCCTGCCGGATGCACACAGAGGCGTCCATGCCCCACTCGGGCATGATCGGGAACTCGCTCAAGCCGGAATAGAGCGCGGGCGACAGGCCGGTGTCGCCGGAGCGCCGCAGCGTCCACTCGTTGAGTTCGTCGAACGTCGGCCCGATCTCAAGGCCCGAGGTTTCCTTCACCCGGAAGTACACCGCGTTGATGTTTTTGGTGTAGCCCTGCCCGGCTGCCTGGGCCTGGAACGCCAGCGGTAGAGTCTGCAAGTACGCGATCATGGGCAGGCCGATGTGGATCACGCTCGCCTCTTGGGCCAGTGTGATCGCGCCGTCCTGCACAACCTGCGTCGGCACGACGGCACCGTCCGCCAGGATCGTCACGCGACGGCCCTCAAGATGCCACAGGCCGCGCACAGTCGAAGTCGGCGGCCCGTCGTACGTCAGCCCGCAGTCAACGAAGTAGGCGTCGGCCTGCACGTTGGATATACGCTTTCGCATCCGCTCGACGCAGTTGCGTTGCTTGCCCTGCAAGGTACGCTCGACAACAGCGTAGAGCGTGTATTCCCCGTCCTCCTGGATGCAGGCAATGGACTTGAACAACCCGTCCGTCTTGTGCTGACTCCACGCGAGCACTTGCTGTTCGGGCAGGTACGTCAGACACAGCAGCGCGCCATCGGAGCGCACGCACCAGATCAGCCGGTGGGGCGACTTGGCATAGGCCATATCGACGATCTTGTAATCGTCGAACAGGTGTGGGGCCATGAGCGAGATGTCGTCCGTCGTGAGGCCGTTGGCTTCCCACTTGTATTTCATCTCGCGCAGCCGACGCTCGGCCTCCTGCACGAAGATCACGCTGCTCGCCGTGATAACGGGCTGCACGCTGCTTGCGCCTTCTGCGGAAAACTGCTTGGGCGAGGCCGAAGCGGGTGTCAGGATGTCGGAGTTCTGCGGCGCGACTTTCCACTCGCCGCCCGTGGTGAGCAGGATTAGCATGTCGAGCGACAAGATGTGCTGCACCCGGTTGACCTCGCGCGCGGCGATGCGAAACTGGATTGAATCATCGTCACGGGTCGGGATCGAATACGAGAGGTTGTTCTCCGTCGCCGAGCGCGTTGCCCAAAAGTTTTGCGGCTTGTTGTTCGAGCCAGCGAAGCAGCGGCGTTGCTCGTAGTAGCCCACCGCGCCGGGGTATTCGTTGGTGGCGTTGAACGGGTTTTTGTTCTCGGGCGGGGTCTGGCTGATGTCCGCCGTGATGTTCACGTCGCGGAACTCGCCGCCCGTAGACTGTCCGATGTAGCCATACACGCCGTCCAGCTTGTAGATGTTGTATCGCACAGCGCCCGAAACTGCCGGGGGCGTGATCGAGATGTAGTTCCCAACGCGAGTTAAGTCCGCTGACGCGCTGGCCGCAGCCGAGGCGAGCGATTCTTCGAGCGTGTCGGCTGCCACCGCCGTTACCTTGTACGAATGCGACGTGGGATTATCCGGGGGTGCGCCCTCCGGTAGCGGGGCTATATGCGGCGTTACCGTGGGGGCGCTTGACGGCGTGGCAATGGTCGGCACGAAGCTGATGTCCACCAACTGCCAAGACGTTGCGCCCAGGCGGCGCAATTCGCGCGGCGGGTGGTTCGGGTGGACAAGCGTGAGCACGTCGGCAGATTGCACGAAGTGGATGTCGAAAAGTTCCGCTTCGGTGTAGTCAGTCGAGAGCGAATAGGGGAAACGCACCACGCCGCCGCTTGTGTAGGCTGGATAGTTCGACGAGTCAACCGGGCCGTCATCGTCCCACACCTCGAAAGTATTGGCCGCCGTGACGACGTTGCGGGCCTGCACAAAGCGGCCATTGAGCCACGTCATGCCGCCGATCCCGGACAGATAGATGTACGCGCCTTCGGCAGGATCGTCGCCGTCGTAGGTCACTTCGCACGGGTTGTTCTGCGAGATGCCGGTGATGTCCAGGCTGGCGGCCCCGAGTAGCGTAGAGCCTTGCGTGTAGAAACGGATGTAGCCCGCGCCCAACTCGATCACGTAGGTCTGTTCGGTGTTGAACGAGAACGGGATGATCCGCACCTTGGGGGCGGCAGTATCGTTCTGCGCGCGGGTGAGGTTCAGGTACTCGAAGCCGGGGCGGTTCTGCACCGGGCCGTGCGGCAGCACGATGAAGTTCTCGCAGCGCGAGAGGCCCGTCTGGTACTTCGTCAGGTCAATGCGCCCGTGGAGTTCCGGCCCGATCTCGCCGCCTGCGAACGAGCGTTGCAGGGTTTCGATCTTAGTACCCATTGCGCGCCTTCAAGTGTTCAGGGGTGAAGTCGTTGTAGGTGGTGCTCAACCCGCTATTGGCGTCGGCGGCCTGGGCCAGCCCGACGTAATACTGCACGGCCTGCATGAGCCGCGCCTTCATCTGCACGTCCTTGGACAGCGGCCCCACCAGCAGCACGGCCAGATCGTAGGACAGCGTGAGTTTGAAGTACGGGGAAAAGCGGTTCACGTCCTCGACGAGCGCCGTGTACTTGAGCACGGCGTTCTCGACGTTGGTGTACAGGATGTCTACCGTGTCCGTGCCTTCGACCTCGTAGGGCTGTTCGTCCGAATCGTCCTGGGCGTCGGGCCACAGCACCGCGCGGGGCCGCACGCACAGGTTCGGCAGCGCGTAGGCGAAAGCCCACTGGTTCATGATGTTGTTGACTTGGACGAGACGCGCACGGCGCGATGCGAAGCGCCACGAGTGCCGCTCAAGCGCGCAACCCAGGGCCACCGGATAGAAGCGACGGCAGTGGTTGGCCTGCACGCTTTGCTCGTCGGGGTCGGCAATGGTCGCCGCCGTACCGACGTGCGAGAGTGCCAGATTCCAAATGTCGATTTTCGATGCCACGCCATGCCCCTATAAATGGAACGGGGGCGAGGCGATAGCCGCCCGCCCCCGTGGCCTGATTTCCCGGTGGGGTTCAGGCGAACTCGTTTCGCAATGCCTCGGCCTTGCCGCGTACCGCGTCGTTGATCGCCTGCGGTTTCAGGTCGGCAGCCGTGATCGGACGCTTGGCTTTCACGAGCCGTTGATCGCCTTCCTTGGCCGCCCACTTCGGCAGCTTTTTGTCAGCGGGCCAGTTGAATTTCGCGTTGGGTTCCACCATCGCACCGCCGAGGAAACCGCGCTCGACGGCGACGATGGTGATAACGCCCGCTTGCTTGGGGGTTTGTTCAGCCATCGTCTACCCCTTAGACGTTATCGGCGTAGGGCCGCCAGATCGCCGGATCGGAGGTCAGGAAGGCGTTGATCTTGCCCGCCGTGAAAGCCGCCGTACCAGTGACTTGCAGGATGCCCAGGTAGCGCTCGTAGCTGCCCGAGGGCAGGCGCACGCAGCCAAGCACCGCGCCAGCGGCCAGATCGGCAACAGCCTTGACCGGCAGCACGATGTGCTCGGTCGCGGTTCCGTCGGTAGCGATGGCTTCCTGGGCGTCGGACACCAGCTTGACTTGCAGCGTGGCCGAGCCGCCCGACGTGGCCTTCGTGTCCACGTTCACGAACAGGTACAGATCGGAACCTTCCTGGTCGAGCGTGGTGTTGGGGCTGATGGTCGGGGCTTGCGTGTCGATCACGTCGCCCAGGAGGAAAGTCCCCGGCGCGCCCGTGTTCAGGGCGAGCGCGTCGGCGAACTCGTTGCGCTTGTCGATAATCATGGTCGATTCTCCTTGAGTTCTTGGGCTGCGCCCGCTTAGGCCGAGACGCCCGCTTCGGTGGACAGGATTTGATCGACACGGCGGATCGGCACACCCCGGAAGGTGGTAACGAATTTGCCTTGTGCATCTTCCTGGGTCTTGAACGACAACAGCGGGTCGCGGTTCATTTGCAGGTCGAATGCGTCGAGCGCATCGCGGTTCATGTACACAGCGGGGCGGCAGTTGTTCAGGTTCGGGATGCGGCGCACGGCCTTCGCCAGCAGGTCGCGCAGGACGGGGCCAGTCTTGCCATCGGCCACAATATCTTCGAGGTCGAAGTTGATCCGCACCACGTAGCGCCAGTCGCGCACAACCAGCCCGGCGTCCCACTTGTAGTGGGTGCGGTAGGCTTCCATGCGGCCACCGTTGCCATCGACGTTCTCGATGGTGACTTGGCCCTTGTCCTGGATTTGCAAGCCAGCTTGCGAACCCTTCGGGTAGATCATGTGGACAGACTGCGGCCCCCATCCGACAACCCACAGCGAGGTGTTGTCGTTGCCATCGGGCGAGGACGCCGAGGTCAGGATGTTGTCGCCGTTGATCGCGCTCTTGGAGTTGAAGCGCGGGGCAAGGCCGGTAAAGCCTTCGGGTTCCGTGGCCTCGTTACCGTAGACCATGTAGCGCGACAGCTTTTGGCCGAAGCCTTCGATGAAGGCGCTTTCTTCGGACAGACGCCATGCAGCCGAATTGCCGTTCAGATCGGCCAGTGCCTTGTCCACCTCGGCATAGTTTTCCAACATGCCAAGACCTTCCTTGACCTTGACGCTGGTGCTCTTGGTGGGCTGCACGCCGCCGTACAGCTTGCGGAACGTCGGCTCGGGGATACCCGTGCGGATGCTGGTGGTGTGGCCGGTCAGTTCGTTGGCCTCGATCCAGACGGCATCTTCCAGGATTTCGTTTTGCTGGTTCAGCATCTCGATAACCTGGGCGACTTGGCCGTTCGGGTCGAGGCGATTCTTGATGTCCAGCAGCGTGGGGTGAGTATTGGCGAGAGTAGCCATGTTCTTTCTCCGTTACGCGGTATGGTTGGAATTGGGGTAGAAGTTGCGCGCATCACGCACCGGAGGCTTGGTAGCCCCGGTCACAAGTCGATCCTCGCTGATCGCCCGGCCTACGCGAACGAAGGTGCGGATGATCTCGGGGTGATTGCCCAACTTGTTTTCGGTGAGCAGCTTGAGCATCTCGGGGCTGGCGAATTCCGACAGCGCGCGGTTAGCAAGGCCCAGGCTTTCGTCCAGCTTGTCGCCCCCGTATTCCGGGTCGGTGCGCGAGACTTCCGCCCAACGGGCGTGCTCGGCAGCGATGGCTTGCATGAACTGTTCCTGCTGACGCTGAATGGCCTTGACGCCCAGGTCGGCCAGTTTTTGCGCCTGCTCTTTGGGCAGCTTCATCTCGGTCGCCAGGGCTTTGAACTCGCCCAACGATTCCGGGTTGAATTGCGCGCCTTCGGGGGCTTGCAGATCGTCGTAGTTGACCGGCTCGGCAGTAGCAGGCTGCTCGTCGGGTTTCGTCGCCTCGGGGGCGGCTTGCGGCGTAGCGGGCTGGCTCTGCTCGGGCGTGGCGGGTGCAGCGCCACCGCCCAGGAGCGTGCTCTCGGGCGTAGCGGGCTGTGCAGCCGAAGCGGGTGCCGGTATCGGCGTGCTCATGGCTGGCGCAGCAGGCGCGGCGGTAGCGGGCGTGCTACTCGGCGCTGCGGTTTCGGCGGTCTGCGTTTCGTTGCTCATCACGTTCCTTTTGCTCTTGGGCTTCCCGCATCATGTCGATAAAGCGCTTTTGCGAAGCGGCTTCGACTTCCGCTTGAAGCATCAACCCGAGATTGCGCTGGCCCTCGTTGAAAGCCGTTGCAAGCGGGTCGCCAGCCACAAAGCTAATGCGATGTATGCCAGCCGCTTCGAGCAGTCGCCACACAACACGGCGGCCCTCTTTACTTCCCATGACCACACAGAGATCACTTTTCTCTCGCTCCCTCGCTAGACGCTCATCCTCGGCCTTATCAGCCTCGGCGCGATCTTGACCAGGAAGATCAAGCGGGTTGTGTTCTGATGTCATAGGGCGATACGTTACGTGCGCGTTTCTCGATCAAGGCCACGGGGTGCTACTGCGACAGCGGCGCGTTGTAGCCCGTGAGTTTCTGCACAACCGAGGTGAGCGCGTTGTTGCCCGACAGATCAGCCGCCGACAGGTCTTTCGCGGCCCCGGCAGCCTGCTGCGTGGCGGCGAGGGTCTGCTGCGCCTGCTGCGCTTTCGCGCGTTCCGTGCGGATGATGGCGACGCCTTCGTCGTTTCGCATAACCTCGGGATCGACGCCGAGCATGTCGGAGTAGTGGTTGATCGTCTTGTCCAGGTCGATCTTGTCCCACACAGACGGATCGCCCGTGCCTGCGGCAAGCTGGCCCACCGTGCCGAGCATCCGGTCGAGCGAACCCAGGCCGATCATCTTTTGAGCCTGGGCCATGATCGAGATGAATTCGACGGACAACTCCATGTTCTGCAACTCGCGCGGCGGGCGCGGCAGGATGCCAGCCGCCACCATGCGCGCGAAGGTCGTTTCGATCAGCGGCGAGAGTAGTTCGTTGTGCAAGCGCTCAAGCACAGGGCCGAGCACGAGCATCTTTTCCTCTTGCCGTTCGGCGATCTCGGTAGCCGTCGCGGGGGTGCGGCGGTTGTCCTGCGAAATCATGAGGAACAGATCGACGAAGAAATTGCGGTTGATCCGTTGGCGTACGTCCTGGATGTCGAGCAGCAAATGGTCGAGTCGCAGATCGGACGTGAACAAGGGCGTCGCGGGCTGCGCGGTCTGGCCCATCGGGATGTAGGACACGCCGCCCGGCAGCATCGACAGGTGTGAGTTTTTCCGGTCGGATGGCACTTGGATCGGGGGCTTGGTCTGGAAGTCGATAGCCTGCCCTTTACGCAACTGCTCCTGCTGCAACTGGCGGATGTCGCCAAGCGCACGGAACGACGGCCCGTTGCCGTAGATGTCGCCACCGCGCACGTTCCAGCGAGGCGCGA